AGATGCAGTCTTTCCCATACTGAAAAAAGACGCAGCCTTCTCCATCTCTCCAGGTTGAAAGACCTCTACTAGCCTCTCACCTTGCTGACGTGATTTGAACTGACAGACCTTAACGATCATAGTTATTCTTCTGAAGGAGTCCAGTCTTTCTTAGATGATCCACCCACAGGGTTCTTAGTCTTACTCATGACATTGGTGAATTGAGATGGCTCCATCTTACGAGATGTAGCTACAGACTTCTGGGTGTCTGCCAGCATCTTTGCGGTATCCATTGGGATGGCCACACTACCCTCATTACCCTGATTGAGCAAATTGCGAATGAAGGAGCCAGCGATCACAGGGTCCTTAGACATGTGTGGAGACATGTGCCTGAGGGAGTTGTACAGAGCCTGTACCTTAGCTGCATCTTCATGCTTCAGCTCAGGGTGAGCATCCAACATGGCCTTGTACTCCATGGGCTTCTTCCACTTATCAATACCCATATTGATCATGGTACGTGCACCACGAATAGCAGCCTCACCACCCAAGGTAAGACCACCCAAGACTGCCGCAACTGACATCTGGCTACCAAGGTTGGTACCGAAGTTCTCAAGGCCAGTAGGCTTCTTAGCTAGTCCAGTTGCCACATCCATGACTGGCTCTAGGTTCTGAAACTTCAAGCCTTTCCACAGAGCGCCAGGAAAGCCAGCAGTCTTGGGGGATACCGCCAAAAACTCTTCTACAGGATTCATCCTAGTATCCTCCCTGACTTCTCATGATCCTATTAGTGTTCCAATTGCTCAGTCCCTGTAGAGCCTTGTATCCACCATAAACAGCGCCTGCTACTGGAGCAGCATGTATAGCTCCAGATACGATCTTAGGAGCGCCCTTAGATTCTAAGTGCTTTGCAGCAGCCTGGGCACCGGCATTAGCCGCATCCCAAACGTGGCCAGCTCCGCGTCTGACAGAACCAGCCATCTCTCCTATGGTCTTGCCTTTGACACCCTCTTCAGCAGCAGTCTTAGTACGTAAGACAGAAAGCACTGCGGTGTATTGCCTCGAAGTCATGTTTCACCTCTTGCCTTCTTCAGATCTTTTACCCAGTCCTCATTGATCTTACGTGCCTTAATTGGGCACTGCCAGTGAGCACTACAAATGCGAATCCCTACCCAAGGTCCCAGAACAGACCAAATGGTGAACCACACGATGATCGTGGCTAGAAGCCATGTAGGGACCATCATATTAGTGTGCCATCCCATGAAGAGCCCTAGTCACACCGTCCAACTGCTCATCCAACACCTTGACCGCTGTTTGAAGCACTCTACGTGCTTGGGCTACCTTCGTGAAAGCTACATACCCAGCCACAATAGGATGGGATGGGTTGGGCAATGTTCCAGCACTGGCCGTCTTGTTCATAGACAGAGACAGTGCCTCTTTAGTATGCCCACGAGACTGAAGATGCTTGGTCACATGGACCATGGCCTCCTTGAACAGCCTCACATCATCTGTATACCCACCCCAGGCCCTACCAATGTCGCCTAGCGGGGTACCAGTCTCAATAGCCTGGGCCACTGTACTACATAGGTCCTTGGCTACATCATCATACAAGATCTGAGCAGAGGACAGCTTACTGATCGTATCCTCTTTGGCCCTTTCAGCAGTCATCCTAAGATCATCTACATCCTCAATAGGATTGAAATGATTCGAATGATCTCTACCACGAGTGACAGCTGAAGCAGTCTTAGTCCCGTCGGAAACTACACCGAATGCCTCTGCGATCTTATCCATGCCCACAGAAGCAGTCTTGTAAGATTGCGTAGGAGCGGTATAGTCTTCAGAGCCGATATTATTCAATGCTGGGTTGCCTCCGTCATTGAGGTCTTTGAGTACATACCCTGGATCTGCAGGGCCACCTGCAAAGGTTATGTTTCTCATCTCCCCAGCCTTCTCGAACTCTGACAGATAGGCTGATGTGTTAGCAAACTCACAAACCCGCTTTACCTGCTCTGGGGAGAGGCAAGCTTCCTTGACCGTCTCCACCACTGCTTCAGATAGGTTACGCCCAGTATCCCGGTACAACGCAGCAGCTCTTTTACCCATGAGCTCTAGCTGCTCAGGATCTATTGGTTTAGCGGCTCGTTGTAGGGATAGACCAAGTGGTAGAGCTCCTGGTGCATCACTCATAGGGTTCCCCTTTGTAGATAGAATAGGTAGTTGACCGTACGTATGTCAACTCCTGAGAATCAAAACTCAGTACTTCATTCAGGAATACCATGAAGCATAGTGACTTGGGAAGCAAGCAGGATGAAGAACACCTGCGCCGATTGACTGACGCTCGCATAGACAACCTGGAGAAGCAGATAGCCTTCCTTCTTCGAGTTCATGGCTTAGACCTGAGTACCTTCCGTACAGCCAGTGACGAAGATCTGATGAAGGTCTACCGAGACTCTGTGCACATGCTCTCCCTAATATCCCGGCCAGTAGACCTGGAGGTAATAGAGCGCTGGGCAGAGTACTTTATCCAATTCTCAGAATACGAGTTTACCCGTCTACAGCCATTAGTGTCTTTTGATCATACTTGGGAGCCATTCTTCTTACTGTGTACCAAGATGATGACCCAAGTGAGGCAGGATAAGCGTTTACCTGAAACAGCCTCTATACAGCAGCTCTACGCTATGTTGGAAAAAGGTAGACGTAACCTTAGGGATGCAGCGGTCACTATGTGCCGTAAGTACCCAGATAGCCTTACAAACAAGGGTAAGGTACTACTCAAAGACAACAATCTGCTATCAGGCCTAGGGGAGTGAAAAAGTGATCATTTAGGAGGGGTATAAGTAACTTGCTACAGGAAACACTATCATTTGATGGTGTGTAGCAAGGAGAACCCCATGCGTACACTGACTACAGCCCCCTATGTCCCAGCCAACACCGGTACCCCAGATACCATGCACCACGGAGGCATGATGATCAGCCAAGCTACCCTCCAAGGGTACTTTGATGGTCAGAAAGCCAGCACAGAGGCTGTCATTGGCTTCTTTGACAAGACCGTGGCTGCCTTTGTCCCTGTCCTCATCATGGCAATCCAGGCCAAGACCGGAAGTGACAAGGACCGTATCGAAATCGAGAAGCTCAAACTCGAGCAGGAGAAAGTCCGACTCGAAACGGAGAGACTCCAGATAGAGTAACGGAGAGGCCACTCCAAGTCCTAGTCACAACAGAATTGACCCCGATCCAAACGGATCGGGGTCAATTTTTACCCCCAAAATAGGTCAAAATGGGGCGTTTCCCAGGGGGTATCTGTTTGACCCTAAAACAGTGAAAAAACAGCCGTTTTGGGGGGTATAAGGATATTGAACCGAAGAACGATAGTTAAGTGACTGTCGTCTCTACACCCCAATAGGAGAACCAACATGAACGAGATCATCAAGCTACTCACAGACAAGAACGTAACCGCCGACACCATCACCCAGGTCAAGGCCAACATCGCAGCTCTCAGCCCCGAGAACAAGAGTGCCCTGCGATCTAGCCTGGCTCAGCTCGGCTTCTTCAGCAAAGGCTCGGCCTGGAACCTGGGCATCTTCGCAGACATCGGGGACATCTTCCGCCCCAACACGGGTGCCAACAATACCCTCGTGTCCATCGGCAACGTGGCACTCAAGGGTACTGGTTTGGCTACCGGTGGTGTGCTCGCCTACAAGGGCGTTCGCTACCTCTTCGAAGGTGGTGCCAGCATGGGCAGCGCAGCTACGGCCACCCTGGCTGCAGCGGCAACGCTCGATGGTGCTTGCTGCGGAGGCTAACTGACTGATAGACACGCCTGATTCGAAGGGGTGTGTCGGGAGAAAGCCACAGGGCTTTCTCTTTAGCCATAGTTCTCTGCCAGACCAGAGTCCTGCATAGGAGCAAAAATATCTGGACGTGGGTTCTCTAGGCACGAAGCTAACAGGCAGAGCAGATGTGAATGGAAGGCATCATCTGTCTTACCCGGTGGCTTCTTGTACTCATTCATCCTTAGCCGCTCATTGTATTCGGTGAAGATGTTGAGCACGTCTGAAGCATGAGGCTCTTTGTAATCTTCCCACCTAGGCAAGTCGATCTTCTTTGCCTTCATGGCATTGAACAAGTCGCTCATGACCTCAGTCCTATGGGTCATCCAGCGCTTGAGGTTGGGCTCCCAATAGATCTTCTTTTTCTGCCTTGGGTTGTACTGATACTTCATTACCTTGTGTGCACCAAAGCGCTTGATCAGCTTATCGTTGGGATAGAAACCACCACCGTAGTCGACTCCTATGATCCTAACCTGCAGCTGAGAAAGCATCTGAGTAACCAAGTCTAGCTGTCTCTCTGGATCTAAATCCTGGCCGGTAAACCTATGGCACCAGAAGATTGTGAAGTTTCCCGATCCCAAGTATCCACCAAAGGATATGTGAGTATAGGATGCGCTCTCACCAGGTCCCCAGTCTACCCCAGCATAGATGGCTCTTCCCTGTGCCAGCCTACGGAACTGCTCGATGTCACCCATCTCGAGCTCTGGTCTGCAGATAGCTTGAAGCTGAGACCTAGTGATAGGACGTACGCCTGAATCGTACGACATGCCCAGCTTCTCATTCATGAACTGCGAACGAGAGTACTGCTCCTGCGCTACTGTAACCTCTTCCCAATCTACCCAAGGAACCATGATCTGTGGGATACGGTACCCCTCGAAGGTAACCTTATCTTTGTTGTCCACAGTCATGGGATTCATGGAGGCCCACTGTGCCTTAGGGTGACGAGCACTGATGAGCTCACCACACTTGTCACAGATCAATCCCTCAGACCCTATGTTCTTCTCAGCTAGTACATTCCAGTGCCACGTACCTGAGTCGCTTGGCAGACCGTGCCGCTCGCAAGGAACAACCCACTCATTCTGAGTAGAGAACTCACTCCAGTAGTGAGCTATGGTGTTGTCCACTGACTTGGGTGTGCCTGAATACAGGAACAGCTTATAGCTCGAGTGGAATGCACACTGCTCAATGACGGGTATGTTGTCTACCAAAATATCTTGGAGCTCATCGATCAACACCATGTCCGCAGGAATACCACGGACTCGGTCTGCTGTAAGGTAAGCATACCTTAATCTGATCTGGGAGTAATTGATGAACTTCTTGAAGAAGACAGCTTGATTGATCTTGGAGGTGGTATAGGAACGAAGCATAGGTGAGGAGTCAATGACATCCTTGATACGATCATTAGAAAAGACCTTTGCTTGCTCCGCTGAGGGAGCAACGTACAGAGACCTGAAGTTATTGGTCAGTGCTGAGTAGCAGAGCAAACGATTACCCAGGGTGGTGGACTTCTCTACCTGCCTACCGCACTGAAGAAGGACCTTGTTAGCTGGCGTATCGTAGATGCGCTTGAGATACTCACGTCCTTCAAAGGAGAAGTCTGAGATACGACCAGCTTCAGGGACTCGTATAGCTGTCTCGGCAAAATCTGATGGTGATACGCCTACTAGGGTATCCATTGGATCTGCTAGTGCCAGCTCTCCATCCTCTGGCTCCAGATCAATACCAAAATCTTGGGGCTCTCCTTCTTCATCGTAGTCAAAGAAAGTTTCGGATACACCATCCATGACGTACGTGAGTGGCAGAATTCGTGCGCCACTCAACATTGCTGCCTCATCTAATCTGATCGTAGCCATGAAAAAGTCCCAAGCATTTCTGGTATAAGTAGTATGGTGAAGAGAAGTAATTCTCTTTCCCACCCTCCATTGCTTCGGCAGTGAGCAAGAATACTTCACTTCGGTGGAGGGGTCTTACTCACTGTCAAAAGCAATGACCGGCGTTAGCCGGTCAAAAACTTAGCCTTCAACTTTAGCCGACAACTTGTCAGCAAAGCCTTCAATGAAAGACTCGGGCCACATGGGGCTGTAAGCTGGGATAGAAACTGCCCAACTATCTACCTCTCGGTAGTAGCCACACTCACCAGCTATTTCTTTGAAGTGATCTACCAGTGCTTGCTTCAAGGTAGACTCAAAATCAGGCCACCATGGAGACTCTTCCAAGGCAGCGTTAGCTTCGTTAGCTATTACAGCTTTGGCATCTGATCCAGTAGTCGTAAGAAGCGCAGCCTCTGCGATATCAAAGATCTTCTTTCGATCTATCTTGTAGATGTGATACACCAACAAGTCTTCACGTCGGTAGTTAGGCACCACTGCCCACTGAACAAGTAGATTGCCCCTGACCACGTCCTTGAACTTAGGTATCGCGTTGATCAGGTCTTTGACGGGGGTCGTCTCAGTAGGCAGTGTATCTACAGTCTTGTGCTCTTCCTCAGTTGCGAAAAACGGTACTATCTCAGCCATCATTCTCCTCCAGCATTGCATCAGCCAATAACGCTTTGTCGGTTCCGGCTCCCGACTGCGTGTAATTTACACCAGCTAGCTCTTCTATGGATGGAATCTTTCCTAGATCTTTCCTCATCCTGAACTTCTCGAAGGCCTGTAGAACTTCCTTCAGAGCGACATCGCTCTGACGCATTTCGTTCTCAGCTGCCGTAATAACGTCCATGTAGTTCTTCATCATCTTAGAGTGAAGAATGGATGCGGGCTGCCTTTCGATCTCAAGAACCTTCATGAAAGCTACGTCTCTCATACGGCGTGCAACAACACCCGTATTGATATTCGGGGGTGGCCCTGACATTCCTGCCAGCCAGGGCACGACCATGTTCTGTACATCAGGAGAGGCAGTAAGGGTAGTGATGCGTTCATAAGCACCAGGCTTATGGTCCATGAAGGATACCCACTCAGCCATGGAGAGTAGACGACGATTCCAGAAGTAATGCTGGAATGCAGACACACCATCCACAGTCAAGGCAGTGCCATGATACTTATTGAGAGCCGCTATGATCTCTTCGAATCGCATAGCAGATAAGATCATCTGCTCAGTGTGCTCTCTGAGACGAGCGTCTCCTAGTATCCTGAAGGCTTCATGAACCGCAGGGGTAGGGAACCACAGATCTTTGATGTTCTGCTTACGCAGATAGTCCATCGTGATCTGATAGTTCTCTGGGTCTCTTTCTGGAGAGATAACCCACGGGTCTGGGAATGGCTCCATCTTTTCCTGGATCTCTTCCAGATAGCGCCTACCTAGAGACGCCATCTGGTGATCTTCCAGAATAGCTATGAGCGTACCTACATCATGCTCCCTCTTACTAATTAAGAATCTAATGAAGTATTCCGCAGGACTGCGCTTTGGGTCTGCCACGATGCCCCCATTACTGCTTAAGCTTGTGGAGCAGCGTCTAGTGTCTTCAAACCATCAACGACCTTATCCAGATGCACAAGTGCACGCTGTAGAGCTCCCTCATTCACTGTGTGTAGCCCCATACGAGTAGCTACCAACAGCTCTGCCAACTTACGTATGACCGTCTCAAACTCTGGGATGTACCCAGCAAAGATCGATACGTTCTCTGGATTGATGAACCCTACCGACAGTACCTTGTCTACTGCCATCGGGTCCTCAAGCAGGGCCGCTTCCTTGAGTAGGTAAGCTCTGATCTGAGGCAGCTTACTAGTGTGAGCTACAGCAGCTGTCTTAGCTGTTGCATACCGCTCACTCATCAGCATCACAGGCTTAGCTGTGAACCACATCTCTTGGCTAGCCCTCTTCCGCATACCATCCAGGTCCTTAGAGAATTGGATTGGATCTTGTCCTAGGCATGCTCCCAAGAAGACAGCGTCATCCCTGTCCAAGAACTCGGTAGCAGTTACGCTAGCGATCTTATCTATGGGCTGACCCTCCAAGGTATAAGTAACACCGTCAGTGATTATACGTACGGCATTAGGTAAGGCACGAGCCTGACCAACCTTGGTGAATTCATCTGGTGAAGAGGCTAGATCAATGGGTTGATTGAAGGAGATGAAGCCACACTCTTCTGGTATACCGTAGTGTCCAGCATCAATCATCGTAGGCATCTTCAGTCCAGGTACCTTGGTGATTACGATCTTCTCACCAAGAGTTGTATCGCAGTGGAACCCAACACCTTCTGGTGTGTCCTCACATGCAGTGACATTGACTGGTGTCATTGCAATGGCTCCCTCAGGAGTCGCGTGATAGAAGCAGCCGAAGCCCTCAGGATCTACGTCGATCAGATCTGTAGACTTAGTGATGGGTACACCAGCAATGTTCTCCTGTACAGCAGACTCACTGCCATTTGTGAAGAGAGCCATTGGCATAAGTGTGCCATCAAAGTCCATGATCTTTGGGAATACCCAACCAACAAGCTCACGGTTCTCGTTCTGAGTCTTGACCTTGTACATGCCAAACTTGCTGACCACTTCGATCACAAGGTCAGTCATAGTCTCCTTCACTGCAGGTTGAGTAGTGATGGTAGTCGTACCATCAGCCTCAATCTTAGAGACCATATCTCCACCCATAGCACCCACAGCTGCTGGCCGTGGAATATCCTGGGCATCTGGGATGAACGCATCCGTGTTTGCTGTCTTGATCCTAAAGCCACCATCAATCTTACGGAACTGAATGACGTTAGGAACTATGGCTCCTGCAATCTTGCGCAGGTAGTCCTCTCCAGTCATTACGTTTCCTGAAGCAACCTTCGTCAGCTTCTTGATGCAACCCATGGCTGCAGCATTCTTGGACAGTGCGCCCACCAGACTGTAAGCCTCGGCAGTATCTCCACCAACCTTGCTGAGTACCTCATTAGCTTGGTCCCTAGTAATGGTTGGAAGGATGGCATCGAACAGCGTCTCTGCCTGTACGCTACCTTCCTTGCCTATACCACCAGCCGCACCTACGTCAGCCATCATAGGACCACGAGCACCACCGTACTGCCTGTGTGGTGGGTACAGCTGCTCGATAAGAGAGATGTCACCAGGACGTTCCCTGATGGCCTCAAATAGGTTGGGACGGAAGAGTGCCTTACGAAGTCTATCTTCGGTGAGTGGCTCTACCTTGCCATCATAGATCAAGACATCCATGGGCTTGAGCTTGCCGTCCTGGATGATGATAGGTACGAGGGCTTTCTGTCTTCCTTTCAACCCAGCCGGGGTATCATCGTCCCGTGGATTGATAGCCATCTTGTTGAGGAGCTCAACCTGGCCCAGACCATAGCGCCTATCAGAATCCACCACCCTAAGGACTACCTTAGGTGAGTACTCACTAGCATAAGGGACTTGGTGGTAGAGCTCGTCAAGAATCTGCTGAGGCCAATCATTGGCGTCCTCGCTTAGCATGCACTCCATGCCTAGCTTCTCGAGTTGAATTGGGGAATGATCTAAAAAGAGATCCATGGTTGCTCCTCTTACGTAATCGTACTAATGACCGGGCCCGCACCATTGGCACCGGAGATCAAAGAACTACTCATAATGTGTGAGATGACTGCCTTGGCAATAGCATCAGAGATTACACGTGCCATCGGGTCCTTCATGAACTCAGGTACCATCACAGGCGGACTCACAGTAGTGATAGACGTACCATCCCCATTATCCGAAGTGCTCACTGTAGCCTTGGGGGATTCCCCAATGGGTACAGAGATCAACAACGAATGGATGGATTCTGAAAGTAATGATGGGTCTAGAGGCATGATCTATTTCATGTAAACTTTTTTAGCTAAGATGCTTGAGAGTGTAGCCACCTGTATCGGTGGACCACCTGACGGTGGATGGGTGTGCGTCATTAGCCATTGTATCAACTGTAACCCAAGAACAGCTGGCTCGGAAGCATCTGCTGAGCCTAATTTCACAGAAGTAGCATCAATTACTTTGATCCTCTTCCAAGTCTCCGTACTTCCTTCGTCTCCTTGGATGCTGTGTGGACCTGTGATTACTTCAGTCAGAGAACCATCGACTGTCAACGTACGATCTTCTTTTACGTAGATAGTCTGTGCTCCCTCCACATCCAGGTTATCCGTACCATTGATCCGTATCTTACGGTCAGCCTGTATTGTCTCAGTGGTGCCGTCTTTACCAATACGTAGAACGTAGAGTGGACTTGTTACCGTACCATCTCTAGGGTCTATGTTGTCTGGAGCAATAGCCACTTCCAGGAAAGCCTCAGCTCCACTAGGTAACACAGGCTCCTTGAGTAAAGAGCCCACGCTTACCCTGATAGAAGCCATCTTGTCTTGAGCGAACTCTCTGGCTATCAGAGAGAACTCGGTTGGGGCGTTAGCTTGTGGTGTAGTTTCAGATGGATGCACCACCCAGCTCATCGACCCAGCAGCAGTGTTCAGCTCATAGTTCTCGCAGAAATCACGGATGTAGTTGCCTACGGGTATATACGCACGCTGACAAATATTCGTAGACCCTATCTGTAGAACCCCACCCCTTCGAAGGACCAGAAAATTCTCATCCCTACCTTGAAGCAAGATGTCACCTGGATTGAGCACTGGTCTGTTGGCTCGATAGCTGGCGTCAGTTCTTGCCTGCTCGGTGGTACCTGTAGATGTAGAGGTCTTCACTGCAGGTGGTGGCACTGAGGCGTCTGTACTTCCGGCTTCGGCAGGAGCTGCTTCTGGTGCTGTCAGGAACCCCATTACGAAGGGAGACTCATCATCGGAGGGCCAGCACAACACACATATGGCACCTGGTTCAGGCAGGCAACAGAACCCTTCGCCATTATTGTAGTGCACGTATGGGGTCATCATCTGTACCCCAGCCACCTGCTTACCTGTGTGCTGAGATACCCAATCGAGTGTCATGTTCTGTGCGTTGACGCTGGCTACCACACCAGTCTCACAGACGAAGCCTCTATTGCCTGTCTTGGCTGCCGAGTTCTTGAATGATGCGCTCACAATATCCTCGGCGTGGAAGCCGCCCCCTTTAGGAGGCGGAGGAAACGCCGTCCGGCTCTTGGTTGCATTCCTGACCTTATATTACGCCACTTGGTTCCGGACAGGTCACCTACTCCGTTATAGAAGTGGCTTCGTAGTCCTCTTTTGGCACAACCACACGACTTAGGTATCCCTCTAACACCCCTCTGAGCACGCAACAACTCAGACGTTTCTCGCCTCACCTCAGTACCACAGGCACACCTACACAACCACACAACATTTCCTCTAGCCGACCTATCAGACGTAGCTGTTACTGCAGTCAGCAGATCAAAGGTCTTACCAGTGAGATCCTTAGTCCTCCTGTCCATGCTAGTATCCGACCTTTCCTTCTGGACTCTTACCTATTTCCGCCCCATAGACAATCGCTGGGATAGGATGTTGACTGTGGATGCTACTTGTCCAGCCACGCTGAGCTGCATCTATGATCGTTTCAGATAAGTTCTCGTGGTTCAGCTTTGCAATCCAGTCTTCCTGCATCTCAAGAGGCAATACGTTGACACCTTTGAGTATAGGCTCATGAATGATCGGACGAGAGCCCTTAGGCATAGTTCTGTTTATGTTGGAGACGTGTGCTGTGGAGGCGAAGTCACCACGAATGAGACCATCTGCAGACCCTGGATCTTTGATCTTAGTGAGGTTCGTCAAGGCTTTGACCACAACCTCATGGTTCCTTCTTCGAATACCAGAGCCAGCGTATGCACTGTGCAGTTCACTGGCCAGGTGTAGCTGAACAGGCTCTATACCTGTCAATGCCAGCATCTCGTGCGGATTCACGAGGCCTTCTGATAGAGGGCTACCCTTCTTGACTTCCATACCCACCTTCAATGGCTGGCCACCATAGGTAGGGGTACCTAAGGAGTGTGGGATGTAGTGGACGTGCCCTTCCACTGTAACCTCATGACCACCGGCAGGTGACGGAGCAATCTTCGTGACCTTACCGTTGAGTTCACTGAGCGTTGCAGATCCTGGCAGGGTCTTAGGAAATGCAAGTAAGTTCTTCACGTGCGAGAAGTCGTCAACCAGTGCGCTCTTCGAAGATGCTGTACCACCTGTGTTGTGGTGCTTGATCCCACTGACATACAGAGTGCCTGTTTCCGTGGTTGCGTCGTACACATAAGCATCTGTGTACATCACATCCTTCACAACACTCACCAATCTGTACCCAGTAATCTCAGGCAATCTAGTAGGACTGACACCAGTAGTCTTTCTGACTTTCTCTGAAGCATGAAGTAATTCCTTTGCATCCTTAGTCATGCGGATGCGAATAGCAAAACCTTGATGCCTTGTTAGCTTTCTGATCGTAGTAGAAACAATAGAAGAAACTAGTCCTAGTCTTGTGCACAACAGAGCTATCTGCTGAACCAACACGAAGCTAGTAGAGTCTATATTTATCGCATCAGGACCATCACTCTGAGGCAGTACCGTGCCATCACCATCGATCAAACCAATCAGCATCTCTACTAACCAGTCGGTAGGATACCCCAGGAAATCGAATGGTAGGTGCTTGTTGCTGGAGTATCTACCAAAGGTATCATTGAAGAATGTTCCCAACTTCAGACTATCCATTTCTACGTAACGCTTGTGACGACGAGGCCGCCAGCCAGCCTTACGTAATCTGGACATGATCTTGTCTTGAATTGGTCCGCTTTTCTGAGATATCTGTACTTGGTACGGTTTCTCTACAGCACGCTTACTAGACTTCTTCCAGGCTGTGCTGCCCTCTGCTAAAAACACACCAGCTATGTATGCGTCTACGTCTAAGGTTGTAGCAGCCCTGACATACATGATGGGAGATACGTCTCTATGTAGATAGACATCGTTCCGTAAAAGATCTGATGGGGGCAAAAAGGTGAGCTCCCCCATCTTCTCTATGGGTGCTTCTTGTGGAGATCCACACTGTCTACAGTACTGCCTAGACTTCTTGTGCGGATTTTTGAACTTGCGATAACCACACCTAGTACACCGTACTTTGTTTTCCCACACACCTAGAGGGTGGTTATCCTGACAGATCGTAACCAGACCACCATCACCAACTAGCTTCATTGGCCTAGACGGTGGGTGTCTTCTAACGTGAGTAAGATTTACCCACTCCGAATCCCATACTTGCCAACCCGACACACTCTTTACTTCCTCTGTACCATTCATATAGATCGGAGACTCAATAAGATCAAACAACGCCTCCATAGTGATAGGAAGTACTCCAGTATGGGCACCACGAACAAACACTATAGATTTTGCGTGACTGCAGTGGAACGCCTTAAGTGCCAGCTGTGTCGTACGTTCTCCCAGCGCCTGACCCGCAAGTACACCTACGTTGAGTCCCTTCTCAGGCAATACACCATTCTCTGTGAGACCATAACAATTATGCGTGAGAAGACCATTAGCTGTGAACTTACGGCTATGCGTAGTGACATCATACACGTACTTGCAGTGTATCCGATCACTAACGTCTTTAACACGCAACACTGTTGCATACTGTTTATTTAGATCGTACTTACCATCACATGCCGACATACCTTGCATTTTCTGTGATCTACTCAGCCTATCGAGCATCGAACTATTCGCAGAGAATGTGAGGTGAAAGAAGTCTTTTCTAGTCTTAACCGCGTCTCCTTGTTCAGGAGTTTGTGTCTTACAGGATAGATCAGCACGAACACTGTGCCTAGATAGCCAATCTTGCACCTGAACTAATAG